TGTTTGCTTTTAAAACATCTGCGGCTGTTACAGTTCGTCCACCTGTAAAGGCATCAAAATACTCACCTTGTTTTAAACTGTCTAAGGGTCCTACTCTAGGAACTTCTGCACTTAAACTTAAATTAGGTTTAAGAAGAATATCTTTTTCTGTTTTTGCTGCGGCTTGTAAAATACTATCTTGAGGTTTTATAGGTATTTTATTTTCATCCAAAAGCACGGCCTCTCCTGAAGGATCAGTCATATCTATAAATTTAGCTTTTTTAACTCCTGATCCAGAAGAACTTAATGCTAAATCTGAGGTTGGAGCTCGATAACTTCCAAAAAAGTTACCTTGACCTATTCCAGCGGCAGTTTGTCCGAACCTGCCTGCGGGATCTGCAAAAGCTTGGCTAATACCTGCGGTGCCCCCAGTAATACCAGAATACACAGCTCCACTAGCGCCAGCTAAAAAGGCATTTCTAAGTGCATCTTCTGTGCTACCACCACTTATAAGTGTTCCTATACCAGAACCTAATGCAGCTCCATATATAGGGCCTAATGGTGTGGCCGCTAAAGCAAGGGGTAAAATAACAGGCGCAGCTTTCTTCAAAGCCTTACCTACACTTTTGGCAATACTACTTACGCCTCTGCTTACCTTCTTAAATAATTTTTTTAAAAAAAACTCTGGTAACCCCGTTGTTGGGTTAATACTGTTTTCTTGTGAACCCACTACATATCTCTCAGGGTCCTCTACTCCTAGCTCTCTTAAATGTTGAAATATGCTTTCTTTCAGGGCAGGGCTTTTATCAATCAAGGCCCGTGGGACGATGAGCTCGCCTGTTTCAACGTGAGCCACAGTGTCATCACCGTATCGACCAAAGTTAGCCATCTTTTTACCAACGTCAGAAAACTGCGCAATACCGCCTGTACCATACTGTTCTTTGAGCTCTTCAACTTCTAAAAGCTCTATCTGCTCATCAGTCATTACAAAGTCTGCAATACCGCCCGCTGGTATGTCTTCTTTTTTAAGAGCTTGGTCCATGTTTCAAAGTTTACCCTATTTTAAAAGTTTGTACAATACTATATCCTTGATATCGCACTTGTTGTTACTCTTGTTTTAGATAATTCTTGAATACTAGCCACAACATGTAGTCTATTTGCAGTTGCAGCTTGTACTTTTAATATCTCTCCACTCTGTAGTATTAAATCTTTTGTAAGTAGTTCTACAGTTGTGTTAGCTCCTACAGATTTAAGGTTAAAGAGACTAAAGACAGCACCTGCCGTATCGGTTAAATTCACCGTTATGGTATCTGCGTTAGGAGATTGATTTGATACTATTATAGAATTAACCACGGCTGCATTAAAGTCGGCATCACTAGGAACTGTAAACAAAGTTGTAAGATTGGTTGTGGTAAGATCTAACTTTGCGTTTGTAACACCTTGAATATATTGAGGAATACTGGTTATAAGCATTAGCGTCTACCATCCTCTCTTATATCTACTCTAGGTGTGCCTAATTTATATTTTGTTCCCAGTGATGTGGAATCAATTCTTAAAGCAAAAGATCTACCTCGTAAACGATAATTTAATTTTTCTGTAAATTGCTCTACTGGACTAGTTGCAGTTCTTTGTGTAGTGGCTTGAGTTGTCTCGTTAAAATTAGCACCAGGATTGTTTCTTGATTTCATTGTAAACGCAACATCTGGATTAAGACTTGTTGATCCATTGAATGTAATGTCTGGAATAACTTGTTTTAAAAACAAGAACTTATCACCATCTCCTATATCAATGGCTGAAGATTCTATAAACGATGTCATGGCAGATCCATCATCATCAAAACCTACTTCATGATTGTAAAGATACTGATTGCCAGTAGCTTGTGGCAGATTTCTTATACCTCTGTCAATCCATGCGTCTCTTGCTAATGTTCCATAATACCAAACTTTTTCCAAATAATTATAAGCAACATATTTATCTATCTGCGTACCAGCAGAAGATGGATAAAACCATAATAACTCACTAAATTCTGAGTTAACACCTACATGAACTTTATCACGCTCTGCAAAATTAAAATCTAGAAATACTTTATCTTTTACCGTGCATGGTAATTGTATTGTCTGACCACCAGAATAAACATAAAATGTATCAACACCCATCCAAAATACTGCATCTTCAACGGCAACAGCAGAAAAAGGACTCATAATAGTTATGTTCTTTGATAGTTCTTGCAGACCAAACGTAAATGGTGGACCTATAAACTTCATAGCGTGTAGTGTTTTATTAGTGAAGACGAGTATCTGTTGTTTTGTTTCAACAGCTTGTACGAAGGTAGATCCACCACCTAACCTTAAATCACCTGCTGTGTTTGTAGCAGTTGGAAAGAAATCCACTGGATTTTCTTGTGAAGAAAAACGTATCAACAATGGATCTTGTACCCCATTCCCTTGTGTAGCAGAAGAGTTTGCACCTAATCCATCACAACCAAATACAATAACATGTCGGTCTTGGTCTGATACAAGAACTTGTTTGGCTATTGTAGGCACACTAGTTTCTCCAGAATATGTGCTTGTAGCACTAAGTTCTACGGCTCTGTTGCCTAAACCATTTGTTTTGTCCCAGTAAAACAATCCACCATCTCTTGGATTAATAATTATATCTTCACCAAAATTATCATGTGACCATAATCTAATCTGTGCTCCAGGGGTCGTGACACTTGCTGCATTACCCCATCCAACAAAGTCATTGGCAGAATCTGCATTACCAGTTGCTAGTCTTACAAGAGTATTATCTGTGTGTGTGGCTGCATCTGTGCCACTGTGCCCTCTTGTTACATTTAAAGTGTTATCGTCAGTATCTCCTGCTACAAGCATAAGCTCTTCATCTACAAGTATAACATCTCCAGCGTCTGTAATTCCTGTTTCATCATCAACAGCTATACCAGTCTCACTTGTGTCCAAGTTTTCGTTAAGTTGTGTTGCCAAAGCACCAGATGTTGTACCACTCCATTGACCAGCACCCCAACCAGTTCCACCAACTGTATTATCAAGTCCTACGTTTATTTGAAAATCTAAAGTAACACTTCCTGAAGCTCTTGCTATTCCTGTAGCAACGCTAGTGGCATTACTTCCAACATCAATTTTAAATGCGTTAGAACTAACGATCTCTATTATCTGATGTTCTTTCCCATTAGAGTCTCCAATAGCAGATGCAGGTATCCCACCAACTGCATCTGCTCCTTCAGCATTTGTTATTGTAACAAAATCGTTTAAATTTGCTCCATGAGCATTAGAATTTACTATTACTTGAGATTCTGTTCCAGAAGTTGTGTTTGTTGTAAAAGTTACCCCAGATGTAACTTGAGTACCCCTTAAAGGAGTTATATCATTAAATGTCTGACCTTCTTCTATGTAGTATTTAAGGTGTGTGCCAATACCCATAAAGTCAGAACCATCAAGAGCTACCCAGTTATGTAATCTTCTAGCACTACCTAGATATTGATTAGAACTATATTTCTCCCAACCACCAAATTTTTCTGGAAAACCAAATCTAAATCTTACCTTATCACCATCAACAAAACCACCTTCGTTACTGTAAGATGTAATATCAGATATAATACCAGGTTTAAATTTCAAAGCTGTCATAGGCATTACGCTACATCTCCAGTTAAAGTACCAGTACCAGTACGAGTGACATTACTATTTCCTTGTATTGATTTACCAGATGCTCCACCAGCACTACCACTTGATCCATTTGTTGGTGCAGAAGATGGAAAACTTACGCTTGATCCACTACCATTGCTGCCTGTTGATCCTGTTGATCCAGATGCTCCAAATGCTCCACCAGCACCGCCTGCTCCACCAGCACCTGCATTATTAGATGCACTACTGGCACTTGATCCTGCCGCAGCAGATTGGTTGTACCCTTGACCAACACCCCCTGCACCACCAGAAGTGCCACTCTGTATTGCTAAACAAGTGCCAGAAACAGAGAAACTTAGACTATTATAATAATAATCTTTGTTATTTGAAGTTGTGCCATAAGAAGTAAAATATGTTGTTGTAGAAGCTGTTAAGTTTGCAGAACCACTACTTTGAAACAAAGTGCCACTGCTTGATGTGCTTGTGCTTACAGACAAAGTTGGCGTTCCATAGCCACTTCCATATTGAGAACTGATTGCAGCAGAAACTGTATAAACACCTGTAGTATTTGTTTGTGCTGATATGTACATAGGTCCTCTGTTTGCACAGTTTCCATTAATACCATCTCCTGCACCACCACCATGATTCACTCTAAACTGAGTAGAGGAACCCACACCATATCTTGCGTATTGTCCGTTTATACCTCTCCAACGTCTATCACCAACAACACCTTGTCCATCTAAATCACCACCGCCTGTATATATTGAGTTCATCCAACTAGGCATATTGTTTTGTGGTGTACTATAATTACCAAAAGCACCACCACCGACATCAGTTACGCTTGAAAAAGTGGCATTAGCAGTATAAACACCATTACCACCAGTGCCTCCAGTACCACCACCGCCACCACCAGCTTTAATTGCACCATTATTAACTAGCGTGACTGCAACACTTCCAGCAACTTCAAGAGCGTTACCACCTGCTGCGCCTGCCGCACCACCTGCACCCTCGATACTACCTTCGTTTGTGATAGTTATTGAACCAACACCATTGCTTTCTATTGTTAAAGCAGCATTAGATGTGCTGGTTGAACCAATAGTATGTCCTGAACTTATAACAAGTTGTTTTGGATAATCTACTTCAAAATCATCACCAAAAATAGTATCTGCACTTTGATTTGTGTTGCCATCACTGAATGTTTTTTTAAAAGCTCTTTCTTTACCATAAAAATCATTCAGAGATATTGGATTACCAGAACTAGGCACACCAGCCGACATATTAGTTGAAGAATTATTACTAGCATTATCACGAACCAATGAACCACCAAAATAGAACTCACTCAATCCTCGACTTGGTAAATTAGATCCAGGATTATAATGTTCTTCAATATTTTGAAATGATATAGCTCCAGATGCTTGTAATGCTGCCATTATGGACTTCCAAATGCTGTTATATTATCTGCTGATGTTGCTGCACCACTAGATGCTAATTTAAATTTTGTAACACCATTGTATCTAAAATCTAAGTCTGTGCCATCAAGAGCTATTGACCATTTACTACTTCCAAATAAGATCGCATTACCATTAGTATCCAAATCTCCTCCAAGTTGAGGACTGGTGTCTCCTACTAAATCTGTTGGAACTGCTGCTACATTCGCATTTGCACCAGTGCCATCAGCAAAGATTATACCAGAGGTGTTAGTAGCTAAAGCTACCGTGGTCCCTGATCCACCGCCTTGTTTTACTGTGGCAGTTTGATTAGTTGAATTTTTTATAAAAAACCACTTTTGTTGATCGTTAGGATCTATGGTCAAATCAAATGCACCAGATGGAGAACCAGATAAAACTAAAACTTTATAATGTCCTTCTGATAAAGTACCATCACTTGTCGTTAATGTTTTATTGCCAGTGATTGTTAAAGTAACAACACCATTTAGTGTTCTATCTATTATCTTTAAGTTGTTGTTAGTTGTATTACCCCAAGTACCTGCTTGTTCACCAGCACCTATTAGTTCAACACCTGTGTTATCTGTATATGTACTAGCCATGTTTACCTCACTATTTCTGTATATGTCTCTGCTC